GGCAGGACCGTCTGGGCAACCTCGTAGTTGTCGATGCGGCGGTAGCGGTCGGAGAGAATGGCGCGGGCGGTGCCGTCAAGGGTACGAACCATGCGGCGGGTGTCCGGGGACTGCTGGAACCAGCCATTGACGTTTGCCATCAGCAAGCCGGGGTTCTCTGCCCGCATCCGCTCGTAGTAGGGAGCCGGGATCTTCAGCTGCAATCCCAGCTGGCGGTGGGCATTTTCGTTCAGCTGGAACGGGGTGTTGCCGATCACGAGGTCAAAATTCTCGTTGACGGCGGTCATCTGCATAGCACCCGCTGTGGCAACGTAGTCCTTTTTGACCTTGGCCTGCCGGTCAAGTTCAATCGCCAGCTCCTGCAAACTTCTTCCGTATTTCATTGAAATCTCCTTTTCTTTCAGAAAAACAACCGGGACAAGCCCGAAATCACATAAACTTGCGGATCAGGTCACCTACCGCGGTATCACGGAGAACACGGCCGAACCATGCTCCCAAACCATCGAACACGCCCTTGCTGTCCAGCCAGATCAGCAGTGCCGCTCCAAAAGCGGTCAGCCAGAACTGGAATACCGGGACACGAGCCGCCGCCTGTTCGGGGGTGAGGTGGTACATAAACATCAGCAATTCCTGCATCTTTACTCCTCCCCGCCGCAATAGATCTTCTCGGCCTGTTCAACGCTGGTGTCATCGAATGCCCAGTGCAGTTCATGCAGCACCTTTTCGATGGTCTTTTCGTCAAGCCCGGCTCTCTGCATAGCCAGCAGGCAGTATCCGGTACAGGCCGCGTTGCTCCATGCGCCATTCAGCGCAAGTGCTTCAAACAAAGAAATCTGTTCCTCATGGGTCATAGCTACAAACTTTCTCTTGTACTTGATTTCCAGCCGGAAATAAGTTACACTAAAAAACGATGATGCAGCCTTTCCTTGAAGCGGTTCGGCGCATCGCACCTTTCGGCATCGTCCTGCTGCAACGGGACGGTGCCTTTTTATTTGTCAAATCGGACCCGGATTGCCATGCGAAACGGCCTTATGCTTTTCCGAAGTCCTTTTTGTGCTCATTCCTGTGTGTGTAGATTCGTAAGCCTGCACTCCTGCCCACGGCACAAGCCGCGTTCTCTCGCCGACACTAACGAGTTCTCCAAACTCTCCGGCAGCCATCTTGCTGCGAATCGTGGCGCATGATACCCCGTACCGCTCTGCAAGCTCTTTTGCAGTGTACAGTTCTTTGTGTCCTGCGCTCAGGCGCTCAGTTAATTTATCAGCCAGAATGTCAAGCAGTCTATCAACCATTTCGTCCACCAAATTCACCTCCCTCACTTGTTGATGTGGCATCTTCAAAATCAAATCGTCCGCCGGGAGCGCTCAAACGCTTTGATGTCTTCAGCGCTGACCCTGTACTCCTTTCCGATTTTGATTGCACCGAGCTTCTTCTTACGAATCCACTCCCATACGGTAATGATCTGAACACCGTACCGTTCTGCTACATCCTTGCAGGTATACAGTTCCCCCATGAACGTCCTCCTTTCTTTGTATAGATTTATAGTTGTGTTTTGTTTGGTTTTGTGATATGATAATAGTGCAAATCAAACAAATCACAAAACCACCTGTCCATATCACACAAAGCAGTTTTGTTTGTTGTGTGTTTTGTGTGGTATGGCTATACTATACCACGCATTTTGTTTGGTGTCAACGGCACTTTGCGTGTTTTGTGTGGTTTTGTCTTTTATGCACAAAATCAGGCGGTGTAGTATGGATATATTGTTAGAAAGAATCATTGAGTGCATCGGGCCGCGGCACGGTGCTAAGAAAGAACTTGCGGAGCATCTTGGGATTCACCCCAACGTCATCACAAACTGGCTGAATGGGCGTAACAAATCCTATCGGCGCTATGTGAATGAAATTGCTGCTTTTTACGGTGTTTCCGTTGATTACCTCTTAGGGAATGCCGATTCAAAAGAAAAACAGCCTGACTCTCAAAATGAGAATCAGGCTGTCAAGGATGAACTGATTGCCTTTTATGGGGATGTAAAGGATGATCTTACCCCCGATGATATTGACGATCTTATGGTCGCTATGCGCGCAAAGGCCGAGCGGAACAAGAAAAAGAAATCAGGTGTGTAATGCATGAACACAGCCGTTTGCTGTATGTATGATGATCTGGAAGCTTTGAACGTAGACGTTGTGGATGTTAAACTCAAAAACAATTTCGCAATCGCGTTCTTTGACAATTTCCTTGTCATTGATCGCAGCAAATGCAAGACCGCCGCACAGGAACGCACTGTGCTGGCGCATGAAGCAGGGCATTACATGAGCGGTGCTTTTTACCGCGCTTATAGTCCATTTGAAGTCAAAGAACAGGCAGAGCATCGGGCATTTGCCGCATCTGTCGAAAAGTATCTCCCTGTCAACGAAATCCTGAATTGCTACAAGATGGGCATGACAGAAAATTGGGAGATTGCCGAATATTTCAACCTTGAAGAAGAATTTGTTGAAAAAGCAGTACATTATTGGACTGATTGCAAAGGCATAGATTTTAATTGTTTATAAAACGAAAAAACGCCCCCGGTGCTACCAACACCGAGAGCGTTCAAATAGATTGGCTTACTCAAAAAGAGCAGTCACAACCGACACTGTGATTATACCTCTTTTGGGTAGGCTTGTCAAAGTGTACCCAAAGGAGGTTATTTTATTATGGCAAGACTCAAAAAAAGAAAAGATGGTCGCTATCAACGCAAGGTGACATTGTCCAACGGAAAACAGAAATTTGTATACGGCAAAACGATTGCTGAAGTCAATGCCGCTGCAAATGCACTAATGAACCAAGATACCGCCGGGCTTGAAGTTGGAGATCACACATTGGTGGGCGAGTGGGCAAAAATTTGGTTGAAAAACTATAAATCCGATTTACGGGCCGCTACCATCAAAATGTACCGGGATAGCTATAATCTCCACATCATGGAACAGATCGGATACATGGAACTCCGAAACGTAAAACCAGTTCACATCCGACAGGTTATGGCCAGCGTTGCATCCAGATCGGAAAGCCTGCAGCGTAAAGTTCTTCTGACTATGCGCCAGCTTTTTGAGGAAGCACGTTTGAATCATCTGATTATTGATAATCCTACTGAGGGTATCAAAATCACCCCTCACGCTAAAGCGGAAAAGAAAAAGGCTCTGCTTCCCGATGAGGTCGATATTCTGATGAGTGTAGTCGTAGAACCACGCGCCCGCGTATTCTGCGCCCTCTGTCTGTACTGCGGGCTTCGCAAGGAAGAAGCGCTTGGGTTGCAATGGTCGGACATTCAAAGCAACTCTCTGACCGTCCGGCGTGCTATGACCTTTCTGAACAATCAGCAAGATCCCGTAGATGATCTCAAAACAAAAGCTGCGCACAGGGTCATTCCTATCCCGGACAAGCTCAGAGCCATCTTGCTTGATACACCACACTTGAGCCGATATATTGTCCCTGCCTCCAATGGCGGGGATATGACCCGCTCCGCATTCACCCGAATGTGGAATTCTCACGTTGTTTCCCTTGTGCCTTTTCCTCTGCATCCCCACATGCTGCGGCATACCTACGCAACGACACTTTATCGTGCAAAGGTAGACTTACGCACGGCACAAAAACTAATGGGACACAGCAGCATTCAGGTCACCGCCGATATTTATACTCATCTGGAACAAGAGGATTCACTCCATGTTGCCGATAAACTCAACGAGTATCTTTCCGGCAAATCTGAGAACTCCGTGAAAAGTAGTCAAAAAGTAGTCAAGCTCGCCATCTGATACAAAAAAAGAAGCCACACAGCACGTTTTTCAACGCTACTGTGTGGCTTTTCTGGTGCACCTCCAGGGACTCGAACCCTGGGCCCACTGATTAAGAGTCATTCCAGCCCGCACTCCATTGGTGCAAAAGCAAAAATAAACAACGAATATACGCTATTCTATAAAGGATTGCGCAAATACAAAAAAGCACCGTGGTAGTCAATCGGTAGTCACACTCGCCCTCAAATCGAAAATATCAAAATACGATACCAAATATCATTTTGCTGATATAGATTATCCTTTTATGCTACACTCTCCGCAAAGGAGATATGGCTGATGTTAAGGATTTTGTTGTCCGTCCGCTTAGGCGAAAAGCGATGGACTCAGAAGCAACTTGCAGACGCAACTGGAATCCGGCGAAACACAATCAATGATCTTTACCATGAGATGACCGACCGGGTATCTTTGGAACAGCTTGATTTGATTTGCAAAGCCTTGGACTGCAAAATCTCCGATCTTCTGGTTCAAGAAGAAGATTTGGATGATTTGACCCGAAGCAGGCTTGCAACGCCACGGTGCAGATCCATAACGTCCGACAAGTAAGTTATCCCCTTTCCCCGGACACTTCGGTGTCTGGGGACTTTTTTTGCCCAAAATCTTCCTCATCCAAATATACAATCCGCAATTCCGCTTCAATCTTAATACATCCAGAAGGGCGATAAATAAATTTATTTTATTTATATTTTCATGTTTTTGCTGTTGTCTTTTTCTTAAAGATGGAGGATACTATAATCACAGCAAGGGAGTACGACCGGAAGGCAAGGGGCGAAGTAAGAGCCGGGAGCGCAGTAAGTCGTGAGCGCATGCTAAGTCAGTAACCCACTCCCCTGCTGCTTTTTATTTTATCTTTTCAGCCAAAGAAAGAGAGGGCATTATGAAAAAGTTTGATCTGTCCGCCATCATGTGCAAGGCATGGAAGCTGTATCGCAAGGGCGTGGGCAGTTTTGCCGAAGCTCTGCACCGGGCATGGAACAGCGCAAAGGCCGCCCCGATCAACGCCCAGCGCAT